TATATAACTATTAGTTTGGAGTTACGATCCTATGTGGATTGATAATGACTTTCCCAAACTTCTTGGTGCAGAACTTTACCGTCCTCATCCTGCCTACATCATTGAGATGGCAGTTGAGCCAGTAGTCGTACACGATTTCTCAAAGCAGCCCGGCCAGACCGTACAGCTTGATCGTTACCGCTTCTGGGGTAAGCCTGGTACTAAGGAGTCCCGTGAGCGTACAGCCGATCAAACCCTCGGTACCGCTTCAGCTCGCAACATTGTCAAGGACAAGGTGCTTGTCACTCTGCGTGAGTACACCGGCCCAGCCGATACTCGCGACAGTGCACAGCCTTCAACCTTCAAGGTTGCTCGCGAAACCCTGATCACTGCTCAGCGTCTGCTGCTTGATACAGGCAACCTCAACGTCTTCCATCAGTCGATTGGAAGCTTGACCCTTTTGGATGATTACCGCCGTTGGCGTGATCGCGTGTTTGCCAACGAACTGCTTAAAGCAGAAGCAACTGGTCAAGCATCTAAAGAGCAAGGTGGCTACTACCTTCCCGGTGGTAAAGCCAAAGGCGGTTCAGGTGGCACCTTGGGTGTTACTTACGCCGCTGGTGAGTCAGCCAAGTTTGATATCACCACTGACCTTCTCGAAGTTGTTAAGGACATGCGTAAGCGCAACGTCCCTACCTTCGCTGACGGTTACTACCGCTGCATCGTGGACCCCACGGCAATGATGCACCTGCGCCAAAACAACGACTTCCGCGAGATTGCTCGTTATCCCGGCACAGGCATGATCAACCCCATGCAGCCCAACCAGGCACCCAATGCAAATTTCTACCAAGGAATGGGTCCTGCTTACGGTCAAGCCGGCTTTGTTGCTGGTCAGCCCGTAATGCCTACAGGCTTCCTCTTTGAGGGTGTCCGTTGGTTTGAGTCCACCAACCTGCCCGAAACTACATACAACCTTGTGGTTACTGACGAAAACAGCAGTGCCGCTGATTACAGCGCTAGCCAGCTGATCTTCTTCGGCCCTCAAGCTGTCGGTGTCGGCATCGGTGGTAATAACGCTCAGATTCTTCTAAATAACAATGATGACTTCTCACGATTCATCATCATGATTTGGAGTCTGTTCGCCGGTTTTGAAACCCTGAATAAGGATTTCATCACGGTTGGTTACTCTTTCGTATATTGATAGGAGCTAACTAATCATGACTGTAATTTTTCCAGGTAACTATGTCGCACAACTGAACGCATATCGCGATCAGGGTGTTGTGGCCCTCCCCGGTGTTGAGTTCTACCGTCTCGTCGGTGCTGTTGTACTTAACCCTGATACTGATAGTGTCACTACAGCTGCTGGTGTTCTGAATGCTGGTGATTACCAGCCTCAGATCCTGTCTCCAGACCTTCGTCAGGATGACAAGCCACGTAAGGATAAGCTTATGGTTATCCCTAAGAACGCTGTTGTTTATCGCACCGCTATTTCCGCTCCTGGCGTGAAAGCGAATGCTGCTGCTGACACGATTGTTGTCAAAACTCTCGGTTCAAATGCTCCTACAAGTGGAACATTGACTGCTGGTTCTGATAAGTTCTTCCCAGAAGACGGTGTGTCTTCTGCACTTAAGAACATTGTTGACGGTACTGCAATCAGTACTTCAGCTGCAACCAACGTTGAAATCACAACTTCAGCTGCATTCACTGCAGAATTGAAGGATACCGCTGGTGCAGGTCGTAATGCTCCTTCAGCAATTATTGTTGAAGTCTGCTTCTATGTCCCTGCTGCTGCTCCTGGCTACGACGATGTCAACATCCCTTATGCTGTTGAAGCTGGTCAAGGTACTTGATCACTTTTAACAAGTAATTTCAAGAGGTCCTTCGGGGCCTCTTTTTTATATGCCTATAATGTTGGAGTGTAGTAAGTATAGTAATGAGTAACTTATTTCAGGATCAGAAAACAGGAAAGCTTGTCGAGTTTATCAATAAGCATGATAAAGAATTTGCAATGGTTCGGGATGCAGGAGGACAAATTACTTACGTAAATTTAGAACAGCTTGTACCTTATGACCGTGAGAAAGGTCGTTTAGCAAAAGTTGCAGCTCCCCAAATCGCATTAGAGCCGGAAGAGCAACTTCCAACAACAGTTGTGCCTATTGAAGATTCACGACTTAATTTGAATACAGCACCAGCAGAACAGATTGCCAAACGTCTACCAGGCGTAGGTTATGCAACAGCCAAGCGCATTGTTGAGCTGCGCATGTCATTGAGTGGTGAGCGTTTTGCCAATCTTAAACAGTTGGAAAATATTCCTCGTGTTAATTGGGAACAGCTAATTGATGAGGACTTAATCTTTATTAGTTAAAATATAAGTAAACAGGCTTAATGATAATGGACCCACGTATTCAACAAGTACTCTTGGCCCAAGCTGCACAAGAAGCGGAAGAGGGTCCACGTCTAAGCGATATGGTTGCATTAGGCGTTGGTGGCGGCGCTGCCCTAGGTGCCTTAACTGGAACTTTGCCACATGTAATTGGCAGAGGCGTTGGACATTTGCGTGGAACTAACAGCAGAATTAAGCCTGGCTTGCGAATGGCTGGTGGAATTGTTGGAGCACTTCTAGGTGGAGGGCTTGGTGCAGCTGCTCAACAGCAAATGGCAAATGAAGCTGGTCCTGCTGGAGCATTGCTAGCCAAGATTCAATCGCAGGGTGGCTTGATGCCAGGTGACGAGGCAAGGCTGGAATCAGTTCTCCGTGATGCTTATTCACAACAGGGGTTAATCGGCTGATGGAATTAGATGATCTACTTAAATCAAAAGCAAGGTTCCACCTAGGGATCAATGCAGGTGCTCAAATTCCAGCTGGTGATAGAGCACGACTTGAAGAAGCAATGGCTCTCATCCCTGATGAGTACTGGTATAACCAAATCGTTAACCATATTCGTAGGTGCGATACAGCATGGGAGAACAGTGAGTACTTCCCAGCGGACTCCAGTGGTTCACCTAATTACAGTCGTTTAGAGCAGATTGCTGGTGATGTCCAACGGACTATTGCTACATCAGATCCGCTTAAAGGTGATGAGTTTTTTAGAGAGATTTATCTACGAGAAGTAGATCGTTTGGCTGAAACATTATACGTTGCTAATTATCGTAGACCTGAAGTAAGGCGGTATTTATTTGATCGTTCAGGTTCAGAATTTATTATGGCAGTACCTGGACCAGCAGACACTGCGGTAGGAACCAGAATTATGCTAAATAATATGTGGCGTTAACTGTAGAATAAGGAAAGGAATAATTAGAAAATTATGGCAACTCAAAAAATTACGATGGGTCGCGGTAGAAATACTGATTACGAATCCCAAAAAGCTGCAGCAATCGCTCAGGCTGGAATGGGTGGTGACTATATGTGGGGCCTTCAGTCTGGTATGCAACAGGTCTACAGAGGTGGCACCGGTCAAGCATCTAAAGCCTCACGTAATCCACAATATGGGAACGTAAATATTATGACAGGAGATGCTCTGGATGGTGCTTATGGGAACTTTAAGCCGCTGATGGATTCAGCCGGTAATCAAGTAACAGAAGAGCCCCGTAATCAAACAGGCTATTTAGCTGGCCAATACTCCCAAACTGTGCAGCCACAGATTGATTCTGAAATTGCAGGTCAGCAAGCTGCTGAACGAGTTCAAATGATGGCTCAAGGTCATCAATATTTGGGACTCAACGACCGCTCACAAATGTACCGGGTTTAATTATGGCTAATGATTTAAAGCGTAAGCGTCGCGAAGAATTAGGCGACACGCCTTTGGGCGAAAGGATTCTTTCAAATGATTCGACAAGTGGTATCCCATCACAGCCCATGCCAGGAATGCCACAAGGTCCGGGCAACATGATGAATAACCCACAAGTTCCGAAGTCGATGGGTGGTGGAATGCCGCAGCCTGGGAGATTAGATCCAAAAAATCCTCAGTCGCCTTATGGTGATGGTGTTTTTTCACCTGATCAGTACGCCCAAACAGGAACACCTGGCTTCGCCGACAGAACTGAACAGTACCAATTTTATGTTCCTGGAAGGGTTTTGAATGCGGAAGCATATAACACTGTTGCTCAGCCAAAAGATGACACTATGCTGCGGCTAGACGGCATAGGTATTTCTCAAGAAGCAGTTAGTCGTGCTCAAAAAGCGTATGCTTCATCAGGCGATCCCACTCCCTCATATCAAATTACAGCTATGGGACCGGGTGGAACAAATATGGAAGAAGTAATTAATGGTAGTCCACTTATGGCTGGTCAAATGTCTGGTGAGCTGAGTGGTAATTCTATGAATACTTTGGCAATGGATGGTAACACTACTCAGAGCATGCCTAAGGGTGATCCTGCTTCTCTGTTTTCAGGGAATTCCGGTAGCTTAGGAATGAGCACAGGCCGTGGCGGCGGTCGCAATCAACTCGCATAAGGTAAATAACAATGGCTTCAACTTCTACTAACAAACAACCTCTTCTTGTAGATCGTGTATTGCACGAAGTGGTTGATCTTGCAGGCGCAACTGTCGCTGAAAATGCTGGTGTAGACATCGCTGGTACTAACAATGCTTCAATTGTGATTGACAGCACAACTGCTGACGGCTGCATTATTGAGGATATTTACTCAATTGCCAGGACGATTTCAACTGGTTACAAGATTAACTTGTACCTCAGTTCTGCGTCTGACTATCTAAGGCAGCAACAGGCAGTATTTGTTGCGACTCTCACTGCTGGAACAACCGTTGGCGCTCGAACTCACATTACGGCTTTGCCTTACATTTTGGCACCAGTCCCTCAGACAGCCAATTCAGGCACAGATGCAATCAGATTTAAGGCACTTTATGTTCCTAAAGGTAAAGCATTATGGGCTGCAGTAGAGCAACAGTCAGCTAGTGATACAGCAACAGCTGCTCCGTTACTCGGTGTACAAGGCGGCTGGTATTAATGCCTAAAAAGCAGAATGGCTTTGGTAAATCTAAGTCTTTTGCTTTTAAAGGGTTAGGTTCAATTGATGTGGGCAAAAAGCCAGCAAAAGCTGGACTTGCCCCATCCGTAAGAAAGTTTGGTACAACTGTACAGAAGTCAATTATTCAAAAATATAACTTTAATTCAAAGTGGGTGAAGTGGAGAAAAGGTTATGAGTATTACAACCAAGCGGCTTGGTATGAATTAGAGACTTACGATCCTTTGTCTCAGTTGTACTCCAGAGCACAGCTAGAATCCAAACTTTATCAAGGTACTGCAAACGAGGTAAATGCTCTCTTTGAAGGATTTAAGTTTGCAACTAATGGTTCTGATAGCAACAACCACTATGTAATGAAGCGCACTTGTACTTCAAGTGTTGACATAGGAACCATCGGCAGTGTTGATAATGATCCGTATCAGTTCAATACTAACCGTCTAAATCGTGAGATCTGGTGTAATTTTACAAGTGGTCCTAACTATCAAATGCTGCTTGAGATGATAGGGGAACGTATTGATGATAGTGAGACCGAAGCGACCATTTCATACTTACTTACGTCGGATAAATACCCTGCCATTTACCTAGGTAAATCTGAAGAACCTACGACGGCTGTCACTGTATCTATTCCAATCACAGATCTTGTGTATCAGTCAGGAGTAAGCCCCATTCAAGACTTCAGAGTTTTGTTGGGTCAAATTGTTTATATACCGACCTTCTTCGTGAGTCAAGCCAAAAGCTCTATCGATTCTCTTACGTGGACGGATGAGATTGATTTCTTCTATGTTGACTTAGAGGATTCAGCACAAGGTCAAGATCTAGAGATTTTAAATCGTGCATCTACCGAACTGCCACCATCTTTGTTTGACATTACTACACTGCCAAATACTGTTAGTACTTCAAATGCTTCATACACTATAAACGGCAGATTTAAATTTAACAAGGCTGATTATCAACGCTTTTTCGGCAAGAAGTATCTCACTGCTGATCTTGTAGATAGTAATACAGATAAAGCATCATATTCAGTTATGCCATTTGCAATCTTAGGAGTGGAAGTTCAAGGAGGCAACCTTATCTTGAAATCAGTCCCTGCTCGTACTCAACTCAAACTCACATCAGATCCTAATAACGGAACAATTATTTTTACTGACTACAGTTTTACTAAAACTAATTTAGATACTTATAGTGGTCAGTACTATCACGTAGACG